ATCTGATGAACCTGTCGCAACGTGTCCGCAACTGGCTGTGTCTCCTGCTCGGCATACCGGTATATTATGAGCGAACACAGTTCCGCTAGCACCTACCATAACAGGGCCGCTGTGAGGTGATCTTCCGTGACCAGATATGACCGCTCCCTTAACTACTATAGGTGCATTATTGACAAAGACCGTAGGTGCAAGATTACCGACTATGGTACCTCCTGCTTGATCTACCCCTACTCTTGATATTCCTGGCATATTAAAAAACCGTTGGTAAAGAACTAACTTTATCTTTATATTCGTTAAACTTAGCCAATGCCTGCGCTAGTTTTTCTGCTGACACATTGCTTGTTTCATCTAATATTTTACCTTCTTCGATGAATAATTTATACAGAGACAGAAGACCTACCCACTCCCATGGTCCTACAAAATGAATACCGGTACCCTCGGCAAGTTCTTTAATTCTTTGTTGATGTGTTTCTATATCGGTGAGCTTAGTGGCAATGGTCGTAGTATTAGAAGCCATTGTTGACAAATACCCTGCTATTAAAATGATTTGAGCAGCAATAGAGGTCGTATCAATATCTATACTATTAAGTTCAGTTCCGATACTCGTGACAGCTGTTGTATAATCTGGCGCTGAGGCTGCTACTGGGGGTTCTGCTATATAATATCTGCTCATGCTAATGTTGCTCCGTCTACTCTAGCACTCCAATCTACAGGACAAGAAACGTATACTATATCAAGATTTTTCACATATACATCTGCAGCAATAAAGGTGCCTTTGCTGGCCAATGGAAAATCGTAGTAAAGATATTCTCCTCCGGTAGGTGTAGTAGTATGAACAGCTAATCTAAAATTTCCGTTAGACGCTGTTTGATTAACAATGTAAATGTTTATTTTTGAATCGGCTGACATAGCAGATCCAACTGCGGTCAATGTTGATGCGCTGGTTATTTTTATTGATTGAGATATGGCTGTTGGCATTTGATTATCTCATCGCTATACCGGTTGTCCCTGATAGATATTGATCTGAGAATTCCTTGTCAGATGCTTCTATCACGACCACGGTTGATTTATTCATTTTAATTTCTTTATCGGGGCTGACAGTAAAAAGATAAGGCACCATCCCTATACCCTTAGGACTCATGCTGAGAACTAACGGCTTAGATAGCTTATAATGCATCGGACCGTCTTCTACTAACTTTGCTACTAATTCTTCTCCGCTGGTGAGTTTTAGAGTAACAACTTCACCTATTGCCACGCCTTTGTCAATTAACATTCTATTTTCCTATTTTAATACCCGGTACCGTTAAATCCGGTTTCGTCGATATATTTTCTTAATTCTGTGAATCCGCCAATTACATTGCCATTAATGATAATTTGCGGTACTGTTCGAGCTGTAGGCACTTCTTCGAGCAATTCTTCTTTGGTGTATCCGTCGCCAATTTTCTTTTCTACAAATCGTATGTTACGTTGTCCCAATAATGCTTTGGCTTGATCACAGTGGGTACAGTTATATTTGCTCCAAACTACTACTTCCATTTTTATTTCCTTTCAACTTGAATAAATCACGGAACCCTTGTTATCAGTCACTCTGACTAACAAGGCTCCCATATTCTTTCTATTTAATGCCGCCTGTATAGCAGCAGCTTCAGTTCCATAAGAACCAATAGTAGTCCAAGACTCATAAGGACTTTTATTTTTAAACTGTGCTTTGTACATAATTATAGTTCCGGCAAAGACTCGTAGTCTATAGCATCTCCCATAACACCTATAATGTAATTAGTCGATTCGTTCTCTTGTAACGCAGTTTGTTTCTTTGAAGTATCGCTGTGTTTATTGAACCAAGGAATTGGATTGGTTTTAGGTGCTGGATGAGCATATTTTATACCAATTTCTTTCAGTGCATTGGCTGCGGTAAAATCAACAAAATCTTTAAGAATATTTGCATTGAGACCAATAACAGGACCTTTCTTAAACAGATAATCCGCCCATTCTTTTTCTTCACGTATCACATCTAGATACATCTGATAAACTTCTTGTTCGCACTGTTCTTTGGCTTTGGCAAATCTTGGATCTTCTTTGACTACCTGATTGATCATCCAAGCAGTCCATCCTTTGTGTAGTAATTCATCTTGTAGGATCAAGCTGATGATGTTGCCGTTGCCGATAAAGATCTTATTCTCTACCATTGCTAAACTTGTAGCAAATGATACCATAAAGCGGAATGCCTCTAAAGCGTAACTGGCATTCAGTGCTAGCCAGATTGCTTTGATGTGTTCGAATTCATCAAATTTTTCTCCTAGCTCTTTACGACAGTTGATCATATGCAATCGATCATAGTAATAGCCTACACTACTTGCCATCTCAACGATTTCTTTAGTGTCATGGATTGTGTTGAACACTTCCTTAGGCACGTTATAGATGTTACGGATGATGTGACTGTAACTGCGACTGTGAATGTTTGTTTCAAAGAACGTCCAGTTGTAGACTAATGCTTCTAATTCTGGCAGGCCCACAACTGGTGTAAAGATCTGACTTGGTCCACGCCCTTGCAGACTGTCAAGAGCAGTTTGCCGTAGTAGGTTACTGGTGAATATGTGTTTGACTGCATCGCTGGCTTCTTTAAAGTCATTGGCATCTTTACTCAGGCTGATTTCTTCAGGTACCCAAAAGAAACCCCTGGCAGTTTTTTCAAAGTCTGCGATCTTGTTATACTTAACTTCTTCAAATCGTTGAATAGTAACTGGACCTGCTGGATCCAGAAACATCTTACGATTTGAGTAATCGGTTTTGGTTGATAGGTTATATTGTTGTTTGCTCATAATTATAATTTACACGCTTCGCAATCTTCTATTTCTTCTTCTGGGTGAAATCCGTTCATTTGAATTAATTCCTCGGCGGGTTCATTAGATGTTTTGCTTCCTGCCTTGTTGATCAAACTATAGTAAAAAGTTTTGATACCCCACTTATGTGCCTGCATAAGATTTTTAACAATTAATGTAGTAGAAACCTTACGATCTGGAAAATGTGCAGGGTTGTAGAAAGTGTTTGTTGAAATACTTTGATCAACATATGCAGCTAAGACAGCAGCAGTCTTTAAATATCCTGCACAGTCAGTTTGTTCCCACATAAGTTGATATTTGTTTTTTAATCGATTATATTCTGGAACTACCTGTGTAAAACTTCCGGCCTTGCTTTCTTTAGTTGATATAAGACTCATAGGCATTTCAATGCCATTTGTAGAATTAATAACAACACTACTAGACTCAACTGGAGCAATAGCCATAAGAGTAGCATTTCGTACACCATATTGCTTCATCTCCTCACGTAAATGTTCCCAATCGAGTTCAGGAGTAAAGTCAGCAAGTTCATTAACACCGTTGGCTCGAAGTTCCCAAGGAAATGTACCTTGGCCGTATCGTGTATGTGAGCTATGCTGACAAGGTCCACGTTCTTTGGCCAGTTCAACTGTGGCTTCTGTTAGATAGTAGGCCTGATGTTCCATCCAAGATTTTACTTCGGCTAGAGCATCAGCTTCTCCATATTTCAGACCACGTTTGGCGTGCCAGTAGGCTAGATTGGTCACTCCTATGCCCAGTGGCTGTATCTCATCGTTACTGAGTTTGCTCTGTATCGATAAGAAGTCTTGATAATCAAGGATGTTACACAAGCTACGCTGTAGAATCCTTGCGGCCCTACGCATATCTTCTGGGTTCCGGAACGCACCCCAGTTGAGAGATCCCAGTGTACATAACGCTATGCGACCATCAGCATCGTCAAGTCTTTTAAAGGGACGTGTGGGTAATAGAATCTCACAGCACAAGTTACTCTGATATATCGCGTGATATTCAGGATTAAAAGGTCCTTGATCGATAACATTATCGATAAAGACCAAATAGATACGACCAGTGTCTGTGCGCTCCTTCAGTATACCACCCTTGAAAACTTCTTCGGCTGAGATAGATTTTTTTCTCAGTCCTGATTGTTTCTCATATTTTACATACAGTTCTTCGAATAATTTAGTGTCTTTGTAAAATGCTTCGTAAAGATCAGGCACTTCGTTAGGATCAAAGAAAGTAATATTTTCTTTGTTTTTAAACCTACGCCAAAAGAAAGC